CTAAACCTGACGAGCAATACATCATTCGAGGTATGATTGATGAATTAGACGGTCTGATTGACAGTAAGCTTGCAGGTGGCGATAACGTGCTTAAATTGGCTCGTACCGCTAACGCTCGCTACAAGAAGGCTGAACTGCTTGAAGATGCGTTCGATAAAGTTAACCGTCAGATGGACGCTAGCGGTGTCGGTGATGTCACTGCAAGATACAAGGCGGCTGTGAATCGCATTCTGGACAGTAAGGATATTCGCTTCTTTAGTGAGGATGAGGTTGCTTTGTTTAGAGCGTTTGTTAAAGGTGATCTTAGCCTTGACGCTAAACAAGCTATCGGTAAACTGTCACCAACTAGCGGCGGTTTAATGACAGCTCTAAGCATCGGCGGCGCTGCTATCGACCCTACCTTCCTTGTAGCTAGCGGTACGGCTGCTGCAATGAAAAAATTGTCTGAATCTCAAATTAGGCAAAGAGCGGAGAATTTGCAACACTTCTTAGGTACAGGCGGATTACCGCTTGATGTTCCTACTCCAGTTCCATTTGCAGCACCCGCTTGGAGTAGTATACCTACGAACTACATCAAAGAGAATGAAGAGGATCGCAGATAATGGCTCGACCTGAAAAGATGGACAGCACCACGATTGAAAACATCGTTGCGGATGCTATTGATGAGGCTGTTGATTTTGTCGAGTCTGAGATTGCTCCTGACCGTATAAAAGCACAGCGATACTTTGACGGTGAAGTGGACATCGGTTATGAGGAAGGTCGCTCTAAAGTTGTAGCGACCAAAGTTCGTGACACTGTTCGCAATATCAAGCCTAGCTTGTTGCGTATATTCGCATCTACTGATAAAGCTGGTGAGTTCATACCTAAGAAACCAGAAGATATAATGACCGCTGAGCAAGCGACTCAATACATATCTTGGCGCATGAATGAGTGTGGTCGCTTCAACCTGCTAACTGATGCTTTTCACGATGCTCTTATCAAGAAGCAAGGTGTGCTTAAAGTCTACTGGGATGAGACAGAATCAGTAGAAATTCACTCGTACGACAACCTCACTGATGAAGAGTACTACGCTATCATCAATGACCCTGAGATCGAAGTTATCGAGCATTCTGAAGAGACGTATGCTGAGATGGATCAGATGGGCATGGAGATGCAGCGTGTTGAGCACTCTCTTAAAGTCAGTCGTAAAAATGCTGAATCACAACTCACGATAAAGTCAGTTGCCCCTGAAGAGTTCTTTGTCGACCGTAACGCCACCTGCATTGAAGATGCCTACATTGTAGCGCACCGAACTGAAATGCGCGTTGGTGATCTTGTCGCTATGGGCTTTGACTTTGATAAAGTATCTGAGCTTGATGGTATTGATGACGGTGGTGACCTAGAGATATACGAACGTAAAGGTTACATGGAAGACGATACAGACGAAGATAACGCTGATCCTTCTATGAAGCTAGTGCAGGTTACTGAAGCCTACATGCGTATGGATATTGAAGGTACTGGTGTTCCTGCGCTGTACAAGCTAACTTGTGGTGGTACAGACCATGAGCTACTGGACTATGAGCTGTGGGATGAAATTCCATTCGCTGTATTTGAGTGTGACCCAGAGCCGCATGCGTTCTATGGTCGCTCGGTAGCTGATCTTATCATTGACGATCAAGATGCCGCAACGGCTATGCTGCGCGGTGTACTTGATAACGTGGCGTTGACCAACAACCCACGTATGGAAGTGCTAGAAGACATGGTCAACATGGATGACGTGCTCAACAATGAGATCGGCGCTATCGTGCGTTCACGTCAGATCGGTTCAGTACAGCCGCTCATCACACCTTTCATGGCAGACTCAACACTGACAGCACTGTCGTACCTCGACCAAGCGGTTGAAGCTAAAACTGGCGTATCACGTGCGTCACTTGGGCTTGACCCGGATACGCTACAGAACACTTCAGCGACAGCCGCTAAACTGGCTCAGCAGGGTGGTCAGGGTCAAATTGAAGTTATAGCGCGTAACCTAGCTGAAACTGGCTTGCGCCGCCTGTACAAGCTCATGCTTAAGCTGATGGTCAAGAATTCACCTGAACGAACTCTGATGCGCATGAACAGTCAGTTTGTACCAGTTGACCCAGCGTCTTGGAACACCTCTATGGACGTTTCTATTAACGTGGGTCTTGGTACTGGTCAGGAAGATATTAAGATGACTGTCATGAGTCAGATGCTTCAGTTACAACTTGGCTTGTTCCAGCAGGGTGGTTTCCAGAATGGTCTAGTTTCGATGACCAACATTCACAACGTTATGTCTGAAATCCTGACAATGTCTGGCTTCCATAACGTTGAGAAGTACTTGCAACCTATGACTCCGCAGATTGAACAGCAGCTTATGCAGATGCAGGTACAGCAGCAACAGGCAGCGGCTCAGCAGGGTAATCCGGCAATGGCTCAAGCTCAGGCATTGCTACAGGCAGAACAGATCAAAGCTCAGGCTAAGATGCAGACAGATGCCGCTAAGATCCAAGCGCAGCAACAGACTGAGATGGCTAAGCTAGATGCACAGCAACAGGCTAAGGTTGCTGAGCTACAACTGAGGCAACAGCATGAGATGCAGAAGCTACAGAAAGAGCTAGGCATTGCGCGCATGGACGATGACCGTGAGCGTGACCGTATGCTGCAAGAGCTTTACATCAGGCAAGCTGAACTTATGGCAGAGGAAGGTATTGCGCTAGACACTGCCCGCATCCAAGCTAAGCAGGCGAGTAACTAATGATTGATGAGCACGGTAACACAGTATCAGCAGCCGATGTAGATAGGGTGTTACGAGATAGCACTTTTCGTGCTATACTTGAGAAAGTTCGCTCTGATCAGGTTGCTGTTTTTATGAACAGCGCCGCCAGCGATACTGAGGCTCGTGAAGAGGCTCACGCTGTTATTAGAGCACTTTCTAAAATCGAACAGGCTTTTAAATCTGTTAAGGATGATGAAGCCATTAAACTTAAACGCAAGGGACGTTCATAATGAGCACTGAAGCGATTAACTTAGACCAAGCGGTCGATAAACTTATGGCTTTTGACGAGCCTGTTCAAGAGTCAGAAACTGATTCAGTTGAAGAAGCTGATGCAGTTGAAAAAACTCAAATTTCTGACGAAGATGAAGTAACTGAGGAAGTTTCTTCCGAAGTGGATGACTCCGATGAGGAGTACGATACTGAAGATGATTCTACTGAAGACGATAGCGAGCCAGATCAAAGTGAGCCAGAGAAATTCACTGTCAAAGTAGACGGTGAAGAAGTAACTGTAACTCTAGAAGATCTCAAGCGTAGCTATAGTGGTCAAGGTAAGATTCAGCGAGGTATGCAAGAAGCGGCAAAGGTGCGTAAGGAAGTTGAGACACAACGTGAGCAACTAAACGCGGCTATGCAGCAATTATCTGCGATGTATGAGCAAGCGCAGAATGTTGGTTTCAGACAACCACCAACGGAGCCAAACCCTGAGATTTTCAATACTGATCCAATGGCTTATATGGAAGCTAAGATCAAGTACGATCAAGACTTGAAATCATATCAGGAAGAAGTAGGTAGAATGCGTCAGATGCAGGAATACCAGCTTCGCCAGAGTGAGCAACAGCGTCAGCAGCAGTTGCAAGTTGAGATGGAGAAACTTAGGAGTTCTCTTCCGGAACTCACTAACCCTAAAACGGCTAATGAGTTCAAGAATGATTTGGTTAAGTACGGATCTGAATACGGATATAACACAGATGAGTTATCATCCATTACCGACAGCCGAGCCATACAGGTGTTAGCTGATGCTATGAAGTGGCGTAAGTCGCAGAATAGCCGTAAGTCAGTCGAAGCCAAAGTCGAAGGCGCACGAAAAGTGATACCGCCTAAGGCTAAGGTAAAATCTGACCCTAAAGCTAAACAGCGCAGAGATAAGCAATCTAAACTGAGAAAGACAGGTAGCGTTGAAGATGCACTGTCATTGATCCTAAATAGCTAATTGAGGTAACACATCATGGCACAGCCAGCTAATACTTTTGATACTTACGATAGCGTAGGTATTCGTGAAGATCTACAGGACGTTATCTACGATATCAGCCCTGAAGAAACTCCATTCTACTCTGCTTGTTCGAAAGCGAAAGCTCGTAACACGTACCACGAGTGGCAGACTGACGCACTTCGCGCATCGGCAGCAAATGCTCACGTGGAAGGTGATGACACCACCACTGAAGCTCGCACTGCGACAACTCGCTTGGGCAACTACACGCAAATCTTCAAGAACGCTGTGTCGATTCCAGACACTGATGATGGAATCAACAAAGCAGGTCGCGCCAAAGAGATGGCGTACCAGATGCTGAAGGTTGCTAAAGAACAGAAGCTTGATATCGAAAAGGCACTGTTTGATAACAATGCTCGTGCAGCAGGTAACTCGACTACTGCACGTGAACTTGCTGGTGCACCTGCATGGATGATCACCAACACAGTATTCGGTGCTAACGAGGGTGCAGACCCTACTGGTGACGGTACTGACGCGCGTACTGATGAGACTACAGCTCCAACTGCATTCTCACAGACCAAGTTCGACACTGTCATGCAATCGATCTGGGAACAGGGCGGCAAGCCAGATGTTTGTTACCTGTCTGCATTCCAGATGAACGTAGCACTGGGCTTCACTGGTATGAACAACCAGCGTTCAACTATCGGCGCTGCTGTTGGTGGTACTAACGCTGTTGTAAATGCAGTTGATGTATACGTAACGCCTTGGGGTACAATTGAGTTTACACCAACTCGTGAAAACCGCTCGCGTGATGTGTTCATCATGCAGTCTGACATGTGGGCTGTGGGTGTTCTTCGTCCAACTAAGAACACTGAACTTGCGAAAACTGGTGACTCTTCTCGTCGTCAGGTGGTGACTGAACTCACCCTGATCTGTAAGAACGAGAAGGCTTCTGGTATCATCGCTGATAACACAACTTCTTAATCGAAGTGAGTTAGAAGAAGGGGGGCTATTGCTCCCCTTTTTTATCTTGAGAGGATAGTATGAAAGTTAAAGTAGTAGTCGGCACGTTATTTGCAAATGGAAATAAGTACGCTAGAGGTGATATATTTGATACTGACGATATTAACCTTTATGGTACGCGAGTGGAGCCGTATGTAGCGCCTAAGGTTGAAAAGCCCAAGCCTGCACCTAAGGTTGAAGCGTCTAAACCTGCACCTAAGAAAAAGCCAACTAAACGTATCTCGGTTCGGAAGGTGAGTGATGAAAGTTAAAGAGACGTTCAAAGAAGAAGATGATAAGATCATCATTAAGAAGTCGCATGACTTTTCCAATACGCTTAACCAGATGGAGCGGATTCGCAACGAAGGTCAGCATGACTTGCGTAGCGAGTACCGTCACGTTGGTCGCATACCGCTTGCTCTAATGGCTCAGTGGTGTAAGGATGCTGGCGTTAGCTGGGATGACGTGCATGCTCGCGCTGAGGTTGTTAAGCGTAAGATCCTATCCGGGGATTTTGATAAGTTCAGATCAGATTGGAAAGGTAGCTACTAATGAGTACACCGCAAGTACAAGGTCGAAACGTAATGGGTGTTACGGTCGCCTCTTCGCCACTAGAGCATGCGGCTACAGAGATTTACAACAGTTATGG